TGTATCATCATCGTCACCAAAAAGAAATTCACCAACGCCAGATATTGCGCGACTGAATATGTTCTTTTCTTCAGGTTCTGCTGTGGGGATTGCATCTGTTGTATCTGGTGCTACATCTTTTTCTTCAATAGTTGGAAGCGGAACGTCTTCACCAACGTCTGGCATTTCGCCTTCATAATCAATTGTTATGTCGCGTTCTGCAGAAGGCTGTCCTTTACTAACTGCATCAGGCACTGCAGGTGACGGTTCAGGCTTTGCCGTAGCCGGTACATATTGTTCTAACTCTGTAAAAAGTTGTGCGTCTGCTTCCGTCGTTGGTGTTGCTTCAATGTCTAGTGCTTCATTTACTGCAACTTTGCCCGGCTTTGTTGTGCTATGCAGAGACTGAAACTCGTATGTGACAGGTATTGCTGCACCCTCTGACATATTATATGTTACTTTTGCAGACTTCTGGGCGTTGTCTTGATTAATGGCGTTAATACTAGTGATAGTAGGAATGTCTAAATCTTTTGCTGCAAGATTATAAAACATGGCGCGACGAATTGCAATACCTTTTGTTGGGCGTTCTCCTTTTCTTTTAGGATCGTAAGCACCAATTGCATCTAGGGATTGCTTTATGGCTGTTTCGTAATTTCCAGATTTAAGTGCGTTGAAATACTTCGGGGCTTTTTTGTTTAAGCTACCCATATTAAATTGTATATCCAAAGAATTAAACTTCATAGAAAGAGGAAGATTGTCCCAATCAATTCCCATTCTAATAAGTTCATCTATATTTTTTTGTGCAACAGCCTTTGCAAGACCTTTAGGATTACCTTCATAGTCTTCTTCTTTAACGCCTAACAAATCTTTAACGCCATACTCTCGTGTTGCCATACCCGTAACGGTATCACCACCACCAGCACCTTCGCTAGTCTCAAGAGTATTTAGATATGCATCTAAGAACTGGTCGTTATCCATCTAGTTCACTCACTTCATCTCTAAGACGTTGCACCTTACGCAACGCAGTGATAGAACCCTGCGCACGTGAAATGTCTGTAATGTCATTCGACTGCTCTAATGTTTTACGATGCGTGTCGATTAACGCATCAATGTAACTACTGAAGTGATTCCATTGGCGGTTGTTGCCCACCAACGGCTTCAGCTTGCTGTACATTTCCTTGTCCACCATTTCCACTAAATCCTTGTTCACCCGGCACTGGTACCTGTCCGGTACCCATTGTTCCACCACCTGCACCAGTTGGGTCCATTACATCCGCACCTGCTGGCGCACCTTGGCCTTCAGGTAGCGGGGCTTGGAACTGCTTCATAATCTCTGCTTGCAGTGCAGCTTCATTCATATTATTTACAACCTTATCGGGGTCAAGGTCCATAGACTTTGCAATCTCCGTGATTACGTATTGGAATTTAGCAAACGGGGCAAGTGCAGGGTTGCTTGCAATCTGCAAGAATTGCATAAGCCTCTGACTACGTATCTCATTAGCCATTAGACTTTCTGTGCCACGTGCCTTTACTTCTAGGTCGCCTTTGATGTTTGAATCAAAATCAAACTGCATATTAAATCGGAAGAGACCTTCACCAAGAGGACGTAGCAAATAATCATCTACGTTTTTAATAACACTCTTAATGGAGCCTTGTGCTGCACCCATGAGCATAGATATACCAGACGCTGTTCGTCCTACGCCAGACACGCCTGTCTGCCCATGTGCAAAGGATGGAAAGCCGGTGCTTTCATCTGCTAGGACACGAGCCTTGTCAAACATCATCATGTTCTCTTGTGATACGTTGGGATACTTGGTGCCAAAGATAGCCTGACCCGGTGCGCCACCCTGACGACGGAATACCTTGCCAGGATATAATGTCAAGTCTTGCCCCGGCACTAGATTAGTTTCGTCAACCTCAACCAACAAGTTACCCGACAGAACAGCATTGTCCACAGCCATACGCATGAAACCATTCATAAGTGTCTGGGTATCATCCATATTCTCTGCAATGCCTACCCCAAAGAATGAGTAAGGATTGAGTTCATACGGTGCAGCCATGTATGGTATTTTACTAGGCTTAAACGGATTTAGCACAAGACGGATCAACCTGCCATTGCAAATCCACGCATTAGCTTGGAGTTCGTCAAAGTCTTGCAGTTCATCTGGAATATCAACATCTTGCTCAAGAAGCATGTTAACATCCATCATACCCCAGTATTCAAGAACCTCAAAACGATCTACGCCATGCTCTGGTGCATAGTCAGTAAGATCATCTTCCCAATACATTTTTTCGTAGTTTTCACCAAGCGAGATAACTTCGTCAAGCACTGACGCACGGAAGTATGGTCTGCGCTTGAGAGAACGTAGTTGTGTACGTGACATCTTATGTCGTTCAATTACGTACTGTGCCTCATCCATATTATTGGCATCTGGGTCTGGGTAAAAATTCCAGACCGATACATGTGATACCTGTGGAACCGTTTTGAAAACAGGATCATATTCACCGTTGTCATCCCAATTAGGATACTCTTTGTCAACAGCGAATGGACCTTTCATCACACCCGTACCAAACAAGGCCATCTCAAAAGCTGTACTACGCAGATACTTATTTGCACTTGACTCTTCTAGCTGGTCATGTATCTTCTTCTGCATCTTTTTAGCAGCAACCATTGCAGGACTAAACGTAATGGCGGTAGGAGTTGCCCCCGGACCTTCTTTAAGTTTATCCATCACAGGGTCTAGCTTTTCCTGCAGTGGACCCAGCTTATCCATCAAAGTTTTTTCCGTAGCACCGGCAGGTAATTCCATGCCGTCACCTGCAAAACCGTAAGGGTTCTGTAGGTCGTCTATGCCTATAGGCTGCTCTGGTGCCTGTGGATCAAAGTGTGCGCTATCTACTACACCTTCAGGAAGTTCCGTAGGTTCGATAGAAAGCGGAAAGCGATTGTTGGCAAAGAGTACATCGGTAATCTGTCCGTATGCTGCCAGTGTTTTTGTTTTGGTAATTTTGATGAATACACGTGACTTCTCCGTTTCTGTAAACTGCACATCAGGCCCATACAATCCGCGATAGTTTCTATATGCACGAAGCCACCTTTCCTCATCCTGATACCTATAATCTTCAGCTTTACGAAATCGTTCAGTGACAAACCCGATTATAGAAGATATACCCACATCTTCTTCAACACTATCTTCGGTGTCCTCTAACGCAATTGCGTCATCTTCAATCATAATTTCATCTTCAGCCATTTTAATTTCCTTAATATCCGAATGTTGAATCCGCTACCGGCATACCCGTCGATGGTCTTCCCATCGGGTCGTAGTCAAAAACAGAGAACCTGGGTCTGGACATAATACCGTACCGGAGGGCATCATACAAATGGTCTTCAGAGTGCGTATCAATGTCTTCTGGATTCTTCTTGTCCAACGGAAGTGCTGGTAGTTGGGATATAATGTTTGTGCAATTATTAAAGAACACAAGTCTTGGTTCCTCCGTATACTCATCTACCTGTAGTCGCCTATGTATTTCGTTCTTACCAGCTACTCGACTTCCTCTACTTCTGTCTGATGGTCGCCAACGGCATCCCTTCATAATCATTTGTTCTGCCAAGCTAGGACCAGTATCCCCACGCTTATGCCAAAGAGAACTATCAAGAACGCCATACTTGATGTTGCCATCCCCAGCTTCCAACTCAAGAATTTGGTCTGCCAAATCCGTCGCCAGAACTTTAGAAACGTAATGCTCCCGATATACAATAAGTTGTTCAGCAGGACTAACAGCAAACCAAACAACCCCGCTGTATGAACCATAGCCATAATCACAAGCCCTAAACTTAACCCAATTATTAGGAATGGGGAAAGGATCAACCACATGCACATTACGGTCAAACTCCGTAAAGGCTGCACCCTCTTTAATATCCCAATCACCCTCTAGGAGTTGCCTACGCTGTTGCTCTGGCATGGATAGAAGCATTGCTTCGTAGTCACCCGACTCTGCCAAGTAAGGATTGTCGAATAGTCTTGCTGGGATAAACCGCCTTTTAAATAGAGATTTACCAGCTTTTGCATGTCCTGCGGGATACCGTAAGACTTCTCCGGTTTCAGAATCTGTCGCATCGAAAGACCTATTGTACGGTGCAGGGTCGATGAACATCTTCTTGACCCATTGATGGCCCCGTCCTCCGGGGTTAGTCGTAGCCCTCATGTAGATAGGCAAGTCTGGTGCAGTGGACCGTAAACGTGACCGCATGTAATTCCATGCATATGGTGTGGACCACTGGGTCAATTCGTCAAACCCTATCCAGCTAAATGCCAGACCCTGATAACGCAAGACATCATCATCTCTATCCAGATATGACATCCACAACCTTGCGCCAGATGGTGCAGTCCACTGCATCTTACGTTCTGACCACTTAATACCGGGCCAGATTTTTGGGTACAACTCCTGCGATTTGAATATAAGTTCTCGCAGTTCTTCTGTTGTATGCCGAAGCAACAGCCCACTAAACTGTGGATGCCCCATGTAACGAAGTGGGTCTGCAAGCATGGCGTAGCTTTTACCACCCCCTGCACTTCCACCATATAACACTTCTCGTTCTGCGGCAGCTAGAAACTCTGTCTGTGGGCCAGCGTTAGGCTTAAACAATACATTGGCATGTTCTTCAATAGCCTCTGTTTCATATGAAACATCTTGTATTTCAACCGTTGGCTTTGGAGCCGGTTCTTTTTTCTTCAAGGGCTTTCGCTTTGGCGATTGCCGTTTCCGCATATTCTGCCCACTTGCGGAGGCTTCTAGCTTGGTTCTTACGTTGTTTTTCATTACCTAACCGTTTTCTCAATCCCACATGTGAAATGTATCTGTTAGTATTTGCACTTAACCAGTTCGCTACTTCACGGTACGAATATTGATTTACGTGCTTTCTTGCTTTTTCTAGCAAGTCTAATTCAGTTGGTATTGGGTCAAGAAGGTCGGGGTCTTCTTCGTTTAACTTATATCCAAATGGTACAGTCCTTGCAATGCGCGGTATCTGTACCCATTCGTTTTCTTCTTTAATGTCTGTCGGCTGTGGTAGCTTCCACCGCCCTGCGCTGCGTGTCATTTCTTTTTGCGGTTGTCCACAGTTGACAGGACCATACCGCCCTTACGGAAGTCTTGTGTGCCTTTGCTAGATTTTGTGACGGATGAACGATACTTTTCTGGGTCTAATCCTGCTTTCATAACCAACTCTAAACTAGCATCTTTTGCCATAGACTTACCATAAAACTCAGAAATAGCTTTATAGTCAGAAAAAGAAAGTGGCTTTGCTAAATCGTAATGGGCTGTTGGGGGTTTAAAACTTTCTTTATACTTTGCATAATCCTTTTTAGTTACAGATTCGCCATGTTTTTCTTTATACGCTTTGGCCTCTTTTCTCTTTGCTTTATCCAGTGCGGCATCTTGCGGAAATTCAAATTTTCTACTATCCAAATCAGACATCAGTCATCCTCCTCTACTGTTGCTTTAGGCGGCATAAGCATAACACCACCTGATGCCTCTACCTGCATCTTCTCTGTCTTAACAAGACCTACACGGTCAAGCAGTTCTTTGGCTGCAACCATCTTGTCACGAATGCCAAGTTCAGTTGGGTCGTACAACGCACCTGTCATCGCCATCGCAGCCTTCGGCGCATTACGTGCCATGTACATTTGAGTCGCCTCAAGTATCTCTTCTTTAAGACCCTTAACAATCTCAGCAGTACCAGAAGTGTCAGCATATCCTGCCATCTTTTTTGCTAGAACCATATCACCACCAGCTTCGTCAAAAAGCACGGCAAGGAACTTCTGTTGTTTTTCTGTTAACTGTCTAGCCATTAAAACTCACCATGATGCATAGCATGTGCTAATTTCGTTGCCCTTGATTTTACCTGATTTGCCCACCTGCTGTCAAGCATTTCTTTTGCCGCTACGTCAAATTTATTTTCATGTACAGCAGCCCACATTTTTTTGAACTTACAAAGGCGCGGAACTCCAAGATTAAATGCCATGTCCGTGAGTACAAGTTGACGTACAGCGTCTAACTCCTCTACGCAAGGGTGCGCACGAACAAGTTCCTCTTCGACTATCTGTACGTCATTCTTTGCGAGGTACATGGCATCAGCTTCAGTAATACCGTATTCATAGACTGCATCCATGCTAGGAATGTCCATCCAGTCTAGTTCTTCCTTTGTGATACCACGGTCCTCTAGGTTGCGTCCGATACCAATCGTATCAATACCAAGCGTATCTTTGTACACTTGAAGGCGCAGACCTTCGTGTGCTATAAGTTTGTTTACAAAGTTCTCAGAATTATATTTCATTTCTCATGTCCCATCCATACCGCAAATGCACCTGTCATTGCCCCCGTGACTACACTCACTAGAGCCGCTTGTTCTGGAGTTGGGGAAGGTAGCGTCATAAACCACTCCACTACCCGCCAAGCGGATATTGACATCATAAGCATCATCAAGCGGGGCAGTATTTTCCACTTGAGTAGTCTTTCCATCGTTACTTCTGCCACGATTAATCCTCGCTTGTTCTTCGGTAGTTCTGCCGTGCATATTCCACATCACTGATGGGACTACCCTTTTCCAAATAGCCTAGTAGCACTGCGAACACCAAAGCTGGCAGCAACGATAACACCAAGGCTATACTGATACCATGAAGGCATTGCTTGGAGTTGTGCAAATCCATTTGCCACTACTTCTTCCATACCCGGAATGAACGCAAGAATGAGAGGTATACTGAACAGAATAGTAAGCCACTCGTCTTTCCACGAAGACTTACTTCCTTTAGCCATTTCCAAATCCCAGTCAAGTTCGCCAGTAGCTTTCTTTTCCATGATTGTAGCTTCAGCTTTAGCCCGTGCAACTTTTGCCCCAGTTTCTGCTTTAGTCTTTTCAACTTTTCCATTTAGCCATGTCCCTGCCAGTTCTGCTACTGGTCCTATCAATAGATTCAACATTACCCTCTCCTGAATCTTGCGGTTTTCTTTGCAATGCCTTTGGGTTGTTTAACAAATTGCTTGCCCTTACGTGTACCTTCCCTCTTAGCTTTTGTCGTCGCAGCGTATTCCTGCGGTGACAAACTCTTGATCGCGGCTGACGGTAAATACCGTTCACCAGTTTTACTGGACGGTTTCCCACTCTTTGTTCTCCACTTTTGCTTTGTCCAAGACTTGAGACTTTGTTGTGATTTTGCAAGTGCCATTAGTTTTTCTGTGACTTTCTAATTTGCTTAAAGGTTTCTTGAATGCTGGGTGGCTTGGTTTCGTTAGGGTCATACTTACACTGAAACTCATGGGGGAACCATTCGTCCATACGAAAAAACAAAGTGTCCACCGTATTGTTCACACCATGATACACGCATACACGCTGTTTGTCAACAGTGGTGCAACCTTTTAATCTACAGGTTACATACTCTGGGTCTGCTGCTTTAGCTACGTGACCCTTCATAAATACTACGAAGGCATACAATGCCGCTGCTCCTGCAGCAACTAGCAACGTCCACGCTACAAACTCTACGAACTTCTGTCTGCGTTCACGCTGCTTGTAAAGTGTTTCTTTACGCTGCTTACGTATCTGGCCTTCCATTGCTACGAGTGAATCCCACTTAGACTTGCCCATAGTCAGGCTTATCCACTGCTGCAGTTCGTATCTCTGCTGCTTTGCTTTTTCTTTGTTGGCAAATGCAGCTATAGCTTCTTGCTCTACAGATTGTCCAGCAAACAGCTTCTTAAATATAGGCGGGTTCTTTGCTTCTTTCTCAGCCTGTTCCAAGTCAGACATGGCACCCATCCATCTGGATAAGTCTCCTGCCATCTGTTCTATGTCACGGCCTACTGCAAAACCTTTTTTGATTGCACCAAACGCTGCCGAAGCAGTCGCCATTGCGCTGATGGGGTCCATCTTAATATATCCTTACGTTGTCGGGGTTAACGTATTTAGGTACACAATAAGCTGTTACTCTGTCTTTTGGGTCTAAGTATGCGCTATACTGATAGTTACCATACCTCTTTGCTGACTTCTCTGCAAAATAATTGCACTCGTTAATACTACGAAAGTACATGTCGCCACTGACTAAGTTGCGAAACTCTCCTGTGCCTAGATAAACCAGAAGGAGGAATACATGTTCCATATCATTTGTATCCACCCCCTGCTTTCTTGTAGGCTGATGCAAGCATCTGCGCCTTACGTGCTGACCACTGACCGGGTGCGCCACCTTT